ATTTTGTAATTTGTGTACACTGTGACACCACACTCCAGGATTGGTAGCAGCAAAGTCTCGATCGTCTAGTTTGAGTGTGGCGTTGTAGCCCAGCTGGCGTATGTAAGGCAGCTTGACCGATATCATGGGAATGAAGTTGTGATGTTCGGTGAATCCGCTTTCTAACAAGCCTTCCACGGATTTGACATCTATGTCTAGGGTGCATAGATAACCTCGGTCTAGGAATGGTCCAATCATGTTCTCCCAGTCTAGCCAACCACGAGCATTGATGTCATAGTTGGGAAAACTCTGGTTGGCGCCAAAGTAGATGTGTTCGCAGCCTGTTAGGTGTGCAGCAATGTCATCCACTGACTGCACACCCACCACAAACAGAGTTTTCTTTCCCAATGCAGGAGTGTGTTCTACTTCTGTTCCAGTAAAGAACTTTACCGAATCGTCGTGATCTTTTCTAATCATAAACCTAAATCTTCTTGAATTGCAATTCGATCGTCTATTGCTTGTTGTGATTGTACATTATCATCGACCTCGTCGTCAACTGTTTCGAACAATGCGTTGAATTGTGAACGAGCGTTTTTGGCCTTCTTGCCTTTGAATCCGCGAGTGCCGACTATGTCCATCCAATAACGATCGTACTGTTCAATGATGGCTTCTGCTTCTGCTCGATCTGGTGTAGCAAAGATTGCTTCCACAATGTCTTCAAACTTGGTGTAATCGCCATTGGTGTCCCACATCATTTTGGGTCTTGATCCAGCATCAAATTCTCTGTTGGCCCGTTGCACTGATTCCAAATGTAACCACACATTATGACCCATCAACAAAGCATAGCTGAAACTGTCCCAACTTGTTTTGCCTTCTTTGCCAATCTTATTTAGGTCACCGGGTTTGTAATAACAAATATCTTTCATCTGCAGATGTTGGCTGATGGGACTTTCGTCGAATTTATCAACCAGGCCATCTGCCACCACTGCTTGTCCATACGGGCGTGTGTCTGTGCTGTACTTTTTGTCATCCGCAATGGGATTCATTCTGTAACTCCACTTGCCATTGTGTGGCAGCACAATCTCGTGATACACTTGACCATTGGCAGTGGCCAGGAATGGACTGGCACAATCAAAAGAAATGGTAAATTCTGGATTCACATACTTTCTAACTGCTCGCTGAATCACAGTCAGCAGCACGGCCCATTCCAACTTGCTGGTACCCAAAAAGTGCATCCAATCGTGAATACCTGGTTGCAACAAATTGTCATGTCGCAATGCTACCAAACGCTTGAGCACCAAATGCACATCACACATGTTCTGTCCGCCCATGCTCCAGCCGTTGAAGTGAGTGTCTGGATACTTGACAGGATCGCAGTAGTCTTTCATTAGGTCGTACCAGCGATCAGCGTCGGCATGACTGGCACCCTGCAGAACATTCAACACTTTCATGCCACCATTTTTAACACCTTTACGATGTTTCATAAAGTATTCGTTGTTGTATTTGGTAGCGTCAACTGCTTCTTGCAGTGTTTTGATACCGCACTTGTCGCTGGCATTCTTGTCATGAATAACCCAGGTAGGGATATCCAGAGTCATGCCGTATGTGGCAACACCGTCTAGCCATTTGAGAATAGATTCGCGCTTCTTTTGTGCTTTGGCACAGCCCGAGTTGGCTTTCCAATCGCCTTCCCACAGACCTTTGGCAATCTGGAATCCACCCGAGTCGCCTAACACGAGTGTGCCAGGCTCACGATTACGAACCATATCCTCTGACCAGTCTGGTTTGGTAAGATCTAAGTTGGCGTGTCCACCTGAATACAGACTCCACCGATATGGAAACAATGCTTGCTGGCTGTTGAGCCAGTTCAGTTGTTCCATATCAGGAATACCTGCGGGCATACGACCTGGCTCCACATAGGGACCATTTACTGGATCACGCTGCTTGCCTACAAAGGTGGCGTAGAATCCACTAATAGCCGGCAAAAATATGGCGTAATCTTTTTGCTTGGCTGTTAGATTGTCTTGTTCCATCACTTGCTCTGTGCTGGAAGAATGTAGTTATAAACAGCAAGTCCTGAATCCACAGTGATCATTGCTGCACCGTCATCACTGATCCGGACAATCTTGTCGCCAGCAAGATTCATAATGCTGATGAATGTCACAATAGGCCACGACCATGCTCGTTTGAGCTGTCCTGTGATGTTTGGTTGAAACACAAAGTTTCCAGCGTGAGTGCTGTGATCGCCAAAGAAGAACATCAAGTCGGTACCATCGGTTTTTGCTTGAAAGTTGGTTTCTTCGGCGTTGGCCTGTGCTTGCATTTTCAAACGCAGGATACTGGCCACAGTTGGTTCAAACTCAATGTGCCAAGTTGGTGTTTTAAATTTATAGTTCTTGAGCTGGTCGTTCACCATGCCACTGGCCATAAAGCGATAGCTGTTTTTAAAGTCGCCAGCAGCGTTTTCAAATGCAATACCATCTGGTTCGCCTGTGGTCTTGCGTGTGATACTGAGTTTGGCGTTCTCGCGGTATTCCTGAAGATTCAACAAGATTTTTAACTTGTTTAAATTTGGCATGCCAAAGGTACCAACAAAATCTGCCACTGGTCCAGCAAACTTGCCTTCCACTACTACCGAACGGTCTTCTGCCACCGCAGCAATAACTGTTTCTTTGTCGTCGCCTGTGATTTTAACCAAGTCAATTACACCCAAATCGAGTGTGTGTTGAACCAGGTCTAGTAAATGATCTTTCATGTTTTATTTCTCCTATAGTGTATTGTATATGGTTTATTTAGATTTTGCAAGTGGTTTGGGTAATATTTTTGCCAATGTTTGTCCGCCTTTTAGACTAGTGAGTGTTCCAGGTTTACGCAATTCCAGCCAGGTGAGATTCAGCTTGTCGGTCCACATAAACTGCTGTTGATATTTGAGTCGCTTGGCTGCGGCTTTGACACGCCTTCCTGGTGTATAAAAACAGAAGTTTTTTTCAACCAATGCCACACAATGAGCACGATCGCAATCATTGAATGTCATGGCCAGTGTGCCGCCAGGTCTTAGTTTTTTAAATATAATTTCCAAATAGTTTTCTACCACTTCAATCGGTGTGAATTCAAAGAAATTAAATGCCAGACACAGTCCCAGTTGATTGTCTGGTATTGCAGCCAGCACATCAGTTGTGACCGGAGATTCTTCGTATGTTCTTAATCTATTTTGATACTCAGCATTGAATTTACTCCGAGCTGGTGCCAACAATGCATGACTGTAGTCAACAAGATACAATGGATCCAGTGCTACCAAATCATCAATGAAAGTTTCTTTTCCCGGTCTAATGATCAATCCAGCATACTTCCAGTCTACAAAAGATTTTATTCTGTCCAACAGCATCTGTTGAGTTTCTGGACTTATTGCTAGACTACGGTCAATGATTTGTTGGTTGACTTGGGCGTTGGTGCTGTCGGACAAATGACCGTATCTAGTAGACTCTTCGTTGTACTGTGCTGTGCTATCTTTATAGTAGGTCTTTTCAACAGTTTCAATTAAGGAATCCAGTTCTTTTACCAACTCGTCCAGTGTCAATCCAAATTGATTAAAGATGTCAACTAGATTATTTAAATCTTCTTCTATCGACTGCGTGAAAGATCGCGGCTGTATCACACTGTTTTTCACAGTATGCACAACATCGGCCAATTTATGTCGAGCATGATACTGTATATCTGCCACATCATATTCCAGCAGTTGATTGCGGTAGGCAATGAGTTCGCTTAGTTTCATATCTTTACCATTCAAATAAATTTTGGAATGTGTTTTCTGTGTTGGTTGCACTGGGCAAGTCCCACTCCATTACACCCAACAGGTTGTCAATCTTCTGATCCACCACAGTGGCCTCCATCAATCCGTCATCAAACGGCAGTTCCTTGAACCACTCCGGCAAGCGTTGTTCGTCTGTGGGATAGCCAATGCTGGTCCAACCCAGTGCATTGCTCTTGAGTTTGCACACAATTGTTTTCATACCATCCACAATCTGCATTGAATAGTTGTCACTGTTCATGCGTCTCAGATTGTTCCAGTTCATTGCAGCTCTGACATGGCCAGGCATGTTGGCTTTGCCTTGGCGTGTTTCTTCTGCTGCATATTTGGTCAAGTTGTTGACACGCTTGGGCGATCCTTTTTCCCAGCCGGGTCGATCCATGAACTCGTATTTGAATTCACGGATGCGTTCAATGATGCTTTCTTTTTGTGCTCCACTCAACGCAAGATTCAAAATCTCCAACAAGAAGTCTTGAATCACTTTGGGTGTATCACTGCGCTTGAGGTCAAGCCCCATGACTTTTGTCTTGCCCAGCGCACCATTGACGTCCAATCGCTTGCCTTCAAGGTCAATGATGTTTACAGCATAGCGTTTCTTTGTGATGAACAGGCCACGATCTGCCACCAGCTCGCGGCCGGCTTTGATCAACCCGCCCATGTCTCGCGGACAATGGAATGCCTGCTCCATAAAACCCGGGAATGAATCGTTTACTTGATCTGCAATTGAGTCATACAAAGCAATACAAGTTTCCTTGCTCCACTCCATGCGACCTTGCTCTACTTCGGTCTTGATTGCCGGCCAAGCACTGAAGTAACATGAATCAGTGTCGCCGTATATCACAGCATCGCCGGTATGATCATACTTGCCAGTGATACATTCATTGATGTAAGCATCCATGTGTCGGGCAATGGCACGGCCTGTCAGTGTGGTACTCTGACCAATGCGATGGTCAAAGAATCTGCAACCGGGATTCAGCAGGGCTCCGTACAAGCTGTTCAAGTTGATCTTCTTGACCAGTTGCCGCTTGTCCCAGAATGCTTCTTCTTTTTTGTCTTTGGCATCTTTTTTCTTGGCCTGCATTTCTTTGCGTTCACTATACCATCGTTCCAGCAGACCGGGAATGATACCTTTCTTTTCGTAAGTGATAATGGTTCCGTTGGCAGTCAAGATCCATGGACGATTTGAATCAAACACAATGGACCACATCTCAGCCGCTGAATACACATTGGTCTCGCCATCTTGCCAATCCACTGTGAGTTCAGTGCCGCGTTGTTGTTCCATCACCGCAGTGTATTCCAAACTGCCGAACAGGCCCTCCCACGCTGCTGCAAAACTTGCGCCACCGTTCATTTTGTCTTTGATGTAACGATCAGTCATGATGGGTCGCAGTTGACCTATCACAGTTTCTGGACCCATGTTCATGGCACGAATTGCCGATGGATACAGGCTGTTGATGTCAACCGAACCAATCCATTCACTCATGCCCTTCTTGGGATATGCCACATAGGCACCTGCGGCCTGAGTGTTGTCGTCAGTGAGCTGTTGCTTGCGATTGGGCACAACCATGCCACGCTCGTGTGCTTCGTTGATAATGGCCTGGTCAGTCACAGCAACTGCACCCATTGTGGTCTGTAGCAACACAGTGTTGGCATGTGCCAGTGTGTTGGCCAGATCCAAAAACTGTAGTTTCTTGTCCAGCTTGTCCAACAGTGCAGTATCTTGTCTGTTGTAGGCAATGAATGTTCGGAAGTGTTGATTGTACAGTTGATCCAGTGTGCCTTCAAACTGTGTCTTGCGCTCGCCTAACTCGTGTTCGGCAATGGCATCCAGGCTGTAGCTGTGTCGTTCTTCATATGTGTATTTGCGATACAACTGCATATAGTCCATATGCACACGACCGATCAGATCGTATGTTTGTTGTTCAGCACCAAAGCGTTCAAATTGCCTTGGTTTGGGAAACTGCCCCCACAGACAGAACTTGCGTGTGTCGTCTTTGCTGAGTATGCGAGTGATACGATTCACTGTGTAGGGAATGTCGTAGCCCTCTGAATTCCAACCGCTGAGTACATCGGCATCGTCAATCAGGTCCAGAAACATTTTCAGCATGTCTGCTTCGTTGTCAAACAAGAATGTGTTGTCAAATTCAGCAACCAGTTCTTGTGCAGTAGCCATGCTGATACTTTTGGGCGGCACAGCCAATGTGACCAACTGATCCAGCCAGTTCAAATAAACAGAAATGGCAGTGATGGCATTGAACGGATCGTGAGTGGGAGAAAACCCGCGCTCTTTGTCAAAGTCTACTTCAATGTCAAAAAAGGCCGTTTGCAGTTCTGGGGCAACAGCATCTTTGTAGTTTTCTTCAAAGCATCTAAAGATGGGATTGATATCGCTTTCATACAACTGCTTGCCGCCGTGCATGCGAACTTCTTTGCGAAATTCTTTGTTGTTGCGTGTGCTGAATCTTGACACAGGTGTGTCGTAGATGCTGCGGAACTTGCCACGGGCATCATCATAGTAGAAGATGTAGTTGGCTGGATATTCTTTGTAGACTCTCTTGCCGCCTTGGCGTTCTACAACATGGATGCGATCGTGCTCACGATCAAACAGTGCGTCTACATAACTCAATCATTTTCTCCGTTTATGGCCGGTGGGCCGTGATTCATGCTCGTATCGTGAGCGACTCGCTGTTTAAAACAGTACTTATAATGTCTTGCCCACAGTCTCAAGAATTGTTTCCAGCAATTCGTGATCCTGTTTGGCCTTGCCAAATTCAGCTTTGTGTGCCAATTTGATGGCCTTTTTCAACACACCGGGTTTGATCTCAAGTTCTTCTGCAATGGCCTTGATGGTGTCGTTGAGACCGCCGGTGAGTGTTTCAATCTCCTGAGTCACTTGCATGCCCTCATTGATGATTGCTGTCAGTTTGATCTTTTGGTCGCCGTTGAATGTCTTTTGTTGTGTCATAGAATACTCCGATTAAAAAGTTATTATAACATGGATTTTGTTGATGTCAACTCATTTTGGTAATAAGCTCACTTCCAGTAAGCCGAGTAGCGAATTCGGTTCACTGCGCCAGCAGCCGGCGCACACTTATATAACGCAAAGGTCCTAAGGTAGTGTGTTCTGTTATTTTCCTGCCACTGCTAGTGCAGCGCCTTTGTTGAAACTGGGACTCCATGGACTATTGCCCAGCTTTAGTCCTTTGCGTTTGCTCCAGTCATATCCGGCTCTGTGTCCCGAACAGTCTCGGGTGCATTCTGATCCAAGAAAAGTCAATTCGCGCAGTTGATCTCGTGTCCACCGGTCAGGTATCACGCCATGCTTGGCCACAAACGCATCGTGCAATTGTTTGCCGGTGATGCCGTGGTCTCTGGCAATGGTCTGCATCATGTGGTCAATTGCGCTGTAACCCTTAGGATCGTCGAGATCTTTTTCAAGATCCTCCACTGCACCTTCTTTCACAATTGCAAATTCACTAGCTCTCATGGAATCAGTTAACAAGTTTGTTGTATGGGCTAACAGACGCAATGCCCGCTAATCTTTTCATGCCAGCAAGAGAATCTTCCGCCACAGGT